TTTTGATTTAACTGATTCCAAATATAATAATATTTTATTTTCCCATCTTTCGTAAAAGGGTAATGATTTTAGAATTTTACTATTTAGTTCTGTGCGCGACAAAGAAAGAATGTTTGTATTTAAATAAACCGGTTTATCTATTAATAAAATACCATCACCTTTATAAATTTCCTTACCTATTTCTGGTATTAAATAAACAATTACTATATATACAAATAAAATGATAGATAGAATAAAGGTTGTTGTGGGAGTGTCATTATAATCTTTCTTTACATATTCAATAAGGTCTGTAAGTAAACACGGGATATACATGATTATATCCTTTGTCAATTGTAGTACAGGATTATCAAGGGTTCCGTCATTTGAGTATTTGTTTAATAATGCTAAAACAATAATTAATAATCCTAATGTTGACCATAAAGAATAGTTTAATAGAAATAAGGTTCCAGTAATGAATCCTCTATAGATAAAATAGGCACCGATTGCAACTGCGATTAAAATAATAATAAAATAAAAATACTTAACAAAATAAGGGGAAAAGTCTGATAACAAATCTGAGAGTTGAACGTTTGAACCTGTTTTCAAATGTCTTTCCATAAAAATGATTACACAAAATATAGTAAAAACATAGATAATGACAAGAGGTAATTTAAAAAGGTCTACAATATGATAAGGGTTTGCATAAAATATATAATATCCAAGCATAAGAATAAAAAACAATATACCAAAAATAATAGTATTTGACAATAAGGCCATTGTTATACTATTAGATTAAATATTCTCCATTGAAGTTTTTTCTCCGTGACAATTTCTACATAAAGCAACTAAATTATTAATATCATTTGTACCGCCTTGGTCCAGTCTTTTTACGTGATCTACTTCAAACCAAGCCGTGAGTTGTTGTCTGCATTTTTGACATTTCCAATTTTGATGTGCTGCAACGTATTTCTTTTTTGTCTCGCTCACGCTTCGCTTGCTTGAAGCCTTGCCTGAATTTTCTATTCTCTGAGAAGATGGGTCGCTCTTACTTAAAAAAGGTTGAATCATATCCTTTGTATTTCTATCTATCGGAACAACATTAATATACTGCTTCACTGCGTTCATTAGAGTCCAACTTTCAGCAGGATTTCTATTCATAATAATCAAAACGCCTATACTCATCACAATAATTAATCCTATTTTATAATATTTTGTATACTGTTTAAAGTTATTCAAAATAAAATTGTCGTAATAGGTGTTATAAATAAGTCCTCCTGTAATTAAAAGAATCGTAAACTGAGGTGTCATTTAATTTTATAAATATAAAAAAATATCAAAAGAACAATGCATAGAAAGAAAAGATTATGAGTGCGTCTTTGTTTATACATTTCATCTTTTGGGATTATTTCATTTTTATATTCATTATATTCTTTTATGTGGTTATTTTTTATCGTGTTGAATTTTTTATAAAGTAAATAGCCATATTCATTCATTGTCTCGGACTTATCGTGATAACATTGTATAGGATTTTTTAAAATAATATCAAATAAAATGGCTTGATCTTCATCTGACATAAAAAAGGGTATGGCTTTTATTAATTCAGATATTTTTTTCTTGTTTGGTTTGGATGGTTGATAATAATAACAAGCATATCTTATATATTGAAACACGCAATCACTATTCATTTAATATATAATATAAATATAATTACATCTATAGATTAGATGGATTCAAAAAAATATTTATGTAATAACTGTGGTAATTACGGGCATTTATTTTATAATTGTAAAAAGCCCATAACCAGTTTTGGAATTATATGTTATAGACGTAACTTAAAAAATAATATTGAATATTTATTGGTACAAAGAAAGGACACCTTAGGATATGTGGACTTCTTGAGAGGAAAATATTCCGAGACAAATAATTTTCAATTGATGAATATTATTAATGAAATGACGGATGAAGAAAAACAAGATATAATAGAAAAAACTTATAAGGAACTTTGGTCTAAACTATGGAACAACGTTCTAGAAACATATGAATTAAAAAATGAGGAAAAATTTAACTATATAAAAAAAAACAAGATGTATTTATTTACTTCTGATACAAAATGGAAAGAACCCGAATGGGGATTTCCAAAGGGTAGACGAAACTATAAAGAAAAGGACTTGGAATGTGCATTGAGAGAATTTAGCGAGGAAACTGGCTATGATAATAATGATATTACGCTTTTGAAAAATTTATCACCTTTTGAAGAAATCTTTACTGGTTCTAATTTAAAATCTTATAAACACAAATATTTTCTGGCATCTATTCCTTATTTTATTTCTTTAGATGATTGTAATTTTCAAAAGTGTGAAATCGGAAATATGAAATGGTTCTCTTACGAGAATGCTGTAAAAGAAATAAGAGAATATAACATAGAAAAAATAGAGTTACTTAGAGAGATAAATAAATTGTTAGAAGAAAACACAATTTTTTAATATGAAATAACTATAAATGGAAAAAACAGGGATATACCCTCATTTAGACGATCCACAATTACAAAAAAAAATTACCCTTAAAAAGGAATTTGCCTATAAATATGATGGTGCGATTGAAAGCATTTCAAAAAAATCAAAAAAGATTTGTATGAAAAACACCACGTTTGAACTTAATCCTCACCAAGAATTTGTAAAAAGATTTATATCTTATAATACGCCTTATAATGGTCTCCTTCTTTACCACGGTCTAGGAAGCGGTAAGACTTGCTCAGCCAGTAGCATGACCGAATCTCTACGAATGTATTCAAGATATATTCCCAATTTTAAAAAAATACTTATCGTAGCTTCTCCAAACGTGCAAGAGAACTTTAAGTTACAGTTATTTGACCCTAATAAGTTAATAAAAAAGAATGGGTTATGGGATTTGAATGGTTGTGTAGGAAACTCGCTTCTAAATGAATTGAATATGTACACGATACACGATTTACCCAAGGAGGATATTGTCTATATGATTAAAAAAATTATAAAGGATAACTACTCCTTTATTGGATATGTTAGTTTTGCAAATTTTATAAAAAAATGCCTGGATTCTAGAGATAGAAAGAAGTTAAAATATACTTTTGAATCGCGTGTAGTTGTGATTGACGAAATTCATAATATAAGAGTGAACGACCAAGCCAGTGACAGTATCGGTAAAAAGGTTGCGGATATGTTAGATTCTTTGGTAAGAATTGTAAAGGGTATTAAGCTGATATTTTTAACGGGAACTCCAATGTACAATGACCCAAAAGAGATTATTTTCTTGCTTAATATTTTTAATTTAAATGATAACAGAACTACTCTTAAAATAAAGGATGTTTTTACTAAAAGTGGCGACCTAACTAAGGAAGGCGAATCACTATTAATAAGGGCGTCAAATGGATATATATCTTATGTAAGAGGTGAAAATCCATATGCATTTCCCTATATGGTTACTCCACAATTGTACAATGACCCAAAATCAACCAAAAGAATGATATCACCCAAGTATCAGTTTAATGGAAAAAAGATTGAAAATCCCATAGAACATTTAGATTTATATGGTTCTTATCTGTCAGATATTCAAGAAGATGCTTATGAGAAAATAATTGATGATATCTATGATAAATATAAGGATAGCGACGATTTTGAAAATCTTGAATCTCTTGGATACAATCAATTACTACGTCCCATTCAAAGTTTAATCGTTACCTATCCTGAAGGTAATCGTTATTTAACAAGTGAAGATGGTTTAAATTACGCAATGAAATATAAATCAAATAAATCAGAATTTGAATACAAACAAAATGAATTAAATGGTATGTTCAAATATGAAAACATAGGTATTTATAGTTCAAAAATAAAAGCCATTTTGGATTGTATTTTAAACTCAAAGGGTATTGTTTTAATTTATTCACAGTACATTTACGGAGGTATTCTCCCGATGGCTCTCGCCTTGGAAGAACTTGGGTTTAAAAGATATGGTGATGCGGCAAATAGTTTATTAAAGGAAAAGACAAACCCTCTTAACATATACAATTTAAAAAATGACCCTGGCTATACAGGTAAAAATAAACAGGCAAACTATTCTATTATTAGTGGAGATATTCATCTAAGTCCAAACAACAATGCAGAAATTGATGCTCTAACCCTCAACAACTCTGAAGGAGAAAGAGTAAAGGTTGTATTGATATCGCAGGCAGGCACTGAGGGTATAGACTTGAAGAATCTGAGACAAGTCCACGTCATTGAGCCTTGGTATAATTTGAATAGAATAGAACAGATTATTGGAAGAGCGCGAAGAAATTGTAGTCATATAGAACTTCCTCTAGAAGAAAGAAATGTAACTCTCTTTCTACATTGTTCTTATTTAAAAGACCCTGAGATGGAGACCATTGATAGAATGATTTATAGGTTTGCAGAAAAAAAGTCTATAAAAATAGGTCGTGTGTCTCGGATTTTAAAATCAGTATCGGTAGACTGTTTACTAAATCAAGGTCAACAAAACTTTGCAAATATAAAAGAGATTATCCCCATCACTTTAAGTAATGGAATAAATATTCAATATTCGGTAAAGGACGAACCCTTTAGTAGTTTGTGCGATTATATGGATAATTGCGAATTTAGTTGCATAAATAAAGTAAACGAGGAAGATAAAACGGACTTTTCAACCTTCTCTTATTCAAACTTAATAAATAATAAAATTAATGAAAAAATCAAAATGTTATTTAATAAAAGACACGTTTATAAATTAGATGAAATATTACATTTGTTACGCTCGTCTACTGTTAAAAAGTTAGAAATTATTAGAACTCTTAATGAAATGATTGAATACAAAACTACAATTAGTGATAAATTTTCAAAGACAGGATATATTGTACAGATAGCGGACCTTTATTTATTTCAACCAGACGAAATATCAGACCCTCAAATACTTATGCACGATAGAATGCGTCCTATTCCTATAAAAGAAAAGTATTTCAAGGGTGAATTAGAGGAAGTAAAAGAAGAGATTGATTTTTTTGGCGAAATAAAGGCGCTTTATACAAAGGCTACGACGGAAAAAGAAAATGATGATTGGTATAGTTTATACTATACCGCGTCTCATTATATGATAAATAAGGTTGGTATTTCAAGAGATAAAATAGACCATTATTTAATAACTCATTTATGCGAACAATGCATAGAAGAGGAAGAGGTCTCTCTATTGGACCATTTATTTTCTAAAGACGAAGAGGACCTGGACGAGTTTGAGACAAAATTAATGAAATATTATAGACAGTGGATTGTAGAAAAAGAGGGCATTGTTGCGATTGGAATCTTAGGAAGAGAAGAAAGTCACTCTGTTATGAAAGTTTATATTTTGTTACCCGAGTTAATAGGAATTGATAAAAATATTTGGAGAAAGGCTACCTTATCTGAAAGAGAAATGTTTAAAAACCTTTATAAATTCAAAAAGTATCCCTTTGCAGATGTGATTGGTTTTATGGGTTATTTTAATGATAAAAAGTATCAATTTAAAATAAAAAAGAAGGTTGTTACTACAACTGTTACAGGTACTTATGTGATGAATGATAAGAAAAGTGACATTTTAAATTTGATTAATAATGATATTCTTAAAAAGACGGTATACACCATAGAAAATACCAAGGGTATGAACCGAACCGTTATTACTATTATGGCTGAAATTTATATGAGATACTACGATGAGATAAACAGTGTAAGATACTTTTTATCTAAAAGGGAATATTTTCTTTTAATTGAAAAACCCTTCTTAGAAAGTTGATAAGTTGATAAAATTGAATTAGATGAAACAATATATATTAATATATAATGGCTGATATGCAACCTTTGAATGATATTAAGAACGTGGAAGGTCTTGAATATTTAAAATCAATAAATGATTCGTCTATTGATTTAATCTTAACCGACCCGCCCTATATTATTTCAAAAGAATCTGGAATGAATACGCATTATAATAAAGTTAAATATAATGAAGAAAATCATATAGAATTTGTAAAAACAGAAGAAGAATGGGAAACCTATAAAAAGGAACACTCTTTAACAGATGATAAGAAGAGTAATTTTATGAAACACGGAACCATTTACGGCAAAAAATACTGTGTAAAGACTGATTATGGAGAGTGGGATAATGATTTTACACTTGAAATCCTGGAACAGTTTATTTGTGAATATTATAAAAAATTAAGAGCTGGTGGAACTCTTATTATCTTCTTTGATTTGTGGAAAATTACCCTGTTGAAAGATATTATGGAAAAACATAAATTTAAACAAATAAGATTAATTGAATGGATAAAAACAAACCCACAGCCCTTGAACTCGTCTGTAAATTATCTAACAAATTGCCGTGAGATTGCCTTAATTGGTGTAAAAGGAAGCAAACCAACCTTTAATAGTAAATATGATAATGGTATCTATATGTTTCCCCTTCAAGGTGGTAAAAATAGATTTCATCCAACCCAGAAAAGTCTACCCCTATTTGAAGATTTAATTAAAAAACATTCAAATGAAAATGATATTGTTCTGGATACTTTCTTGGGTGGAGGAACAACCGCGATTGCTTGCAAAAATACGAAACGACGCTTTAAAGGTTGTGAGATATCACCTGAATATTTTGAAAAAGTTATGACACTAATTTAATATTTTTTATAAAATTGATTTAAAACATAAAGTGGTCTATATTTTAAATACTTAAGATGAATACAGAAATGACGGATATAACCCCCAAAATTTTAACGGAAGATACAGGGAAAATATTTGAGATGGCAATATGTTTGGCGTATGATATACCCTATATTGGGAAATATAAGTATAGTATGGAGAGTGCAGAAAAACTTAAACCGCGTCTTAATAAGTTATGTGAGTTATTTCCAATGTGTAGACATACGGCAGAAAAGGGTTCAAGATATGATTTTACTTCTTTAATGGAAACAGAACATCTTTCTGCGAAAACAACCAAAAAAGGCGTAGGAAAGGTTGCTCCGCAAGTTATAGGACAGTGTCAACCAAAAAAATTCTGTGAAATTGTAGGCGTTGAATATACAACGAATCGGAATCTAAAAGAGTATATTCAAACCAATATATTAACTATACTTCCTATTCTTGTAACTTATACCTTTGATTGTCCTAATATTTACTATAATCGCCAAGAAGATACAATTCGGTACATTACCTTAAATAATGATATTGAGTGGGATAAATATAACTTTAAATGGACGTGTGATTTTAATAAATGGAAAAATTCAACAACTTTAAAAGTTATAACACAAGAAAAGGAGTTGGCTCTTCTTGAGTTTCAATTTCATACAAAAAGCAGGACCAATATGGTGATTCGTTGGTGCTACGAAAATTTCTTAACTATATTCAATGATAATTTATCTGTTATAAAATTGAATTAGATAGAATAGAATATTTTAGGGTAAGATGAGTTCTCTTATTATTTCCTCCCATATTCCAGAAACGATTTCAATTTCTTATGTGGATATTCCAAATGACATTAATAGTTACTTTATAAATTACGCGAAAAAACAATTAGAGGGTCGGTGCAGAAAGGAAGGATATATCTATCCAAATACTCTCTCGGTTAAAAGTCATTCAACAGGGATTCTATTTGGAGATAGAGTAAAGTATGACGTTGTTTTTTCGGGTGAAGTTTGTAACCCAGAAATAAATACGAACGTAGACTGTAAAATTATTAACATCACAAAAATAGGAATACGCGCCATTATTAGTGATGTTAACAATCCAATGATTTTGTTCATTAGCAGAGAACATAACCAAACAAAAGACTTTGATGATTATAGTGTGAATCAGATTATAAACGTAAGAATACTTGGTACTAGGTTTGAAATCTATGATACTTATATATCTGTGATTGCAGAAATTAACTAATCTCGTAAAGTTATTTAAATAATTAACTCTAATTTTTATTATGTGTACAAAGGACCTTGAGAAAATGTGCCGAACAATAGATACATTTTCAAAGGAAGAACATATTAATATTCTAAAGGTTATTGTGGAGACAGACACTACAAGAGTGAGTGAAAATAACAACGGGACCTTTATTCATATGGAAGATTTGTCTGATGAAACATTAACCAATATCCAAAAGTATATAGATTATGTTCTTTTGAAAGAAGGAGACATACAAAAGATTGAGGATACAAAGGAAAAAATAAAAAAGGATATAAATGAATACGCCTATCCTAATTAGATGCTTACGACTGACAAGGTTTCGCCATTCTTTTTGAAATCTAGATTTGATATTCCAGATTTCAAAAAAAAGAGAATAAATATATCTATAAAGGACCATCTTTTTTATTCCATTTTTACAAAAGCAAACGCTATTGACATTACAGATATTAATTCTTTACATTATAATGAACTTAATGAAAAAATGAAGATTGCCGAATCTATTGAAAAGATTAAATTTAAGAATAAAGAGAATATTATGAACAATTTAATGTATGATAAACAAATAGACCTATTTACATTGAGTGTTTTATGCATCCATTATAAATTAAACCTTATTTTTATTAAATCTCAAACATATGTTCGTTTTGAAAACTCTGATAAACCCTATTTATTTATGAATGAGTCCTATAAGTTTGTAGATAAGACAATGGAAGATATAAATGAACTTCTTGAAATATCTTTGGATAAACCCTTGAAATCTATTACTTATTATAAATTAGCCGATTTGCAAGATATGGCTAAAAGACTAAATCTACCCGTTGAAAAAAATAAAAAGGCGGAACTATATGAATCTATCAAATGTATATTAACAAAATTATATAAAATTGAATGATTTAATAAATATATCTATATATATAGAATGCAAAATTTATCATCTGCTTTATTTGTATATGAAAGTATATTGAATTTCAAGTTTGATAAAAGAACATCAAAACCTATAGAGGAGTATGATGTTAGATTACCTAATACAAATGTAGAGTGTGAGGTAAGATTTTCAAAGATTGATAAGTTGCGGTTTGAAAGAGTCTATAAAGCATTGCTTTCTTATGGATTTAAAAAACATTCCGATGGATATCAATTAAAGATTATGCACTATCACGAACCCGCTTCAAAGGTTAGGTGTGAAATAAATGATTTAACACAAATTCGCGAATTCTGTAAGACAAATATACTACCTGATAAGACAAATTATGTTTTAAAACAGAAATTTACAGAGTATCCCAATTATTATGATAACAAAGACTTTAATTTTAGAGTTGCTATACAAAAAGAATTCACTCTAGACCATTCGGATAAGATTGTCTCGGATATTTTAAATGAATGGGCTACCATAGAAAAGTCATTTCGTTATATGAATCGTATCACTCTCATTCATCCGGATATCAAAGGATTGCAGGTTGACCTAAGTATAGTTAAGGCGGTTTTGAATAATGGTGCGCTTGTAAAAGAGAAGAAATTCTCTACAAGTAAACTCTTTTCCCAGCCAGAAACTTATGAAATAGAGATTGAATTAGTAGACCTTAAATACAATCAGACAAATATGCCAATTGTTCTTAAAAATTTACAAAAAATTATAAGGTATGTTTGCATAGGTGTACAAGATTCTAACTTTCCTATTAAAGAAATGGAGCAAAATGAAATACTAATGGAATATTGTTCGCTTATAAAAATTGCCGACAAAGGTCAAAAGATAACCAATCGTTTATTTATAGGTCCATCTTCTTATACTTTGCAAAAGGTTAATTTAATAGATGACCCTGAAAATAATACTCCGTGTGTATTAAAAGACTTTTGTGTAACTGAAAAAGCGGATGGCATAAGAAAAATGTGTTTTGTCTCAAAGAAGGGACGCATCTATCTAATAGATACAAATATGAAGGTACAATATACCGGGTCGTTTTGCTCTGAGACAAGTTTATTTGATTCTTTATTAGACGGCGAATATATTCAATCGGGACACAATAAGGCGTTTATTAATTTGTATGGAGCGTTTGACATCTATTACTATAACGGAAAAAACTGTAGAGCAGAACCATTTTATAACAAGGTAAATAAAAAGAATAGGTATAATTTGTTAAAAGACTTTATTCAAAAATTAAATTCCTCTATACAACACGATTCTCCTATTCATAAAATACGCTTTATGAAAAAGGATTTCTTTATGACCGACGTAAATTCCATAATGGAATCTTGTCAAAAGATATATGGGAATAATGAAGCAGGTCTTTATGAATATGAAGTAGATGGAATCATATTTACCTCTATGAGTTTAGGAGTTGGAATGGAAACGCCTCAAGATACCATCAAAAATTATAAGTACACTTGGGGGCACAGTTTTAAATGGAAGCCTCCAGAGTTTAATACCATTGACTTTTTGGTAGAAGTAAAACAAAAACAAGGCTCTGATGAGATACAGTATTTGCCTTCTACAAAAAATAATACAATTGTACCGTATAAAATTATTAACCTCTTTGTGGGTCACGACCCTAAAATACACGGTCTTATTAACCCTCAGGACATTCTCTTTAAAGGAAATATACCCAAAAATGACAAGTCTGAATACACAAAGACATTGTTTGTACCAACTAGCCCCTATGACTCCTTCGCCAACATTTGTTATATTCCCTTGCAAGATGATATTAGTGGAGACATCAAAATGTTTACAGAAAATAATGAAGTCATTGAAACAAATATGATTGTTGAATTTAAGTATATCTTTACAGATGACAAGAGATTTAGATGGGTTCCTCTAAGAGTTCGGTATGATAAGACGGCTGAACTAAGACAAACGGGCAAACAGTTTGGTAATGCATTTAATGTAGCCAATAATAATTGGTATACAATTCACAATCCAATTACAAAAGATATGTTAACAGATAAGGACCTTAAAATAGGGTTTAATGATATTGAAGACCAATCCGTTTATTACAATAGAGTGTCCGGTGACTCCCTGACAGTAAATTTACGTAAGTTCCATAACATAAACGTGAAAATGGTTTTATACGATGGAGTTATGCACAAAAATTGCCTCTTAATTGATTACGCGGTTGGAAAAGGAGGCGATATATCTAAATGGCTAAAAAATAGCCCCAAATTTGTGTTGGGTATTGATATTTCAAAGGATAATATTCACAATGTAAAAGATGGCGCGTGTGTAAGATATTTGCAAAGAAAAAAAGAAAAGAGGAACATCTTTGACGCTCTGTTTATTTGCGGAGATACCAGTAAACTTATTTTAAAGGAGGATTTTGCACAAACAGATGACCCAGAGGAGGAGGAAACTACAAAGTTTGTCTTTCAACAAGTAATGGGTGTTAAAAACAAGAGCAGTAAAAAGGGTGCTTATGTTGAAAAACTATACGGAGTTGGCGCGCAATTGTTTGATGTTGGTACCATTCAATTTGCACTTCATTATATGTTTAAAGATAAGAATACATTTCACAACTTTATGAAAAATTGTTCTGATACCATTAAAGAGGGCGGGTATTTAATCGGAACTTGTTACGACGGTATGAAAATATTCAATCGTTTGTCAACAAAAGATTACAATGATAAAATAGAAATTTATAAATCTGAAAATGAAGGAGATAAAAATATGGAAAAGAAAAAGATTTGGTCTATTACTAAAAAGTATAATAATAGCGAGTTCAATGGAGATGCGGATTCGTTGGGATTAACCATTTCTGTCTATCAAGAAACCATTAATAAAGAAGCCGAAGAATATTTGGTTCATTTCCCTTATTTTATAGAAACTATGAAACAGTATGGATTTGAAATAGAAAGTAAAATTCCGGGAATGGATATTCAAGGATATGGCGACTTTAGTGTTTTGTATGAGCATATGTTAAAAACTTCTCCACCCGAGTCTCAGTTTATTATGGATGATAAAGAAAAGGAAATATCTTTCTTAAATAAGTATTTTATATTCAAGAAAGTAAGAAGAGTGAATACAAACCTTGTACACGATGGTTTTACTATCAATCACGAACAGCCTTATCTAAATAAGATTGGCGTTCCTAAAAAGCTAAATAGAATAATTATTTTAACAAAATAGAGACATTTTATATATATAGAATAATGAATAGTTATAGTGTCTCAGACACATTAAATATAATTGATGATAGTTCCATCAAACTTAGAATCGTGGAACGTACCTATTACAATGAAACTCTGCGTAGTTATATACATAAACTTAAAACAGAAATAGATTTTTATATTACAGAATGGGAGAAAAATAAAAGATATCTCAATCCTTACGAGTTTGTAAATACTCCATTTGATACATTTACACCAAGCGTTTGTTTATATAAACCGATATCTCGTGCATTTTTTAAACTTACTGAGATTTTAAACACATTTCCCTTTCATTTTCCAAAAAATATGTCAAGCTTTCATTTGGCAGAAGGTCCAGGCGGATTCATAGAGGCGATACAAAATTTACGTAAAAACAAAGAAGATATTTATTATGGGATGACTTTATTAAATGATGATAAGGATGTCCCTATATGGAACAAATGCGAGAAGTATTTAATGAAAAATTCCGAAAATATAATTCTAGAGACGGGAGATGGGACAGGTAATTTATTTCATTTAGAGAATTTATTATATATAAAGAATAAATTTTCCGAAAAGATGGATTTTATAACAGGTGATGGAGGCTTTGATTTTAGTGTTGATTTTAATAATCAAGAAGAAAATTCTATCAATTTAATCTTTGCAGAAATATGTTTTGCTATTATTATGCAAAAAAAGGGAGGTTCATTTGTATTGAAACTGTTTGATACCTTTAGTTCAACTACAAACGAACTAATCTATTTACTTACTTATTTGTATGAAGATGTTATTATTACAAAGCCTGTGATGAGTAGGCCAGCAAACTCTGAAAAATATATTGTTTGTTTGAATTTTAAAAGAGTTCATAACTTGTCTGCTATTATTGATAATTTAATATCCATCTTTCCATCTATAAAGGAAATCCCTATTCAATCCTTTCTTAATTTGGAAATGTCAAACATTTTTATTTCCAAGATGAAAGAAATTAATTCAATCTTTGGTCAATCACAACTCACTAATATTTTAGCAACTCTTACGTATATTAGCGATGAAAATAAATATGAAAAAATAGAACAAATCAAAAGGTCTCATATTAATAAATGCATAAAGTGGTGTAAAAAAAACAATATGATTATCAATGATAAATATTATTGATATTTGACAAACAAGAATAATATGTTTGTCCTATTAATAAAGTTTGAAAGGCAATATCTGTTAATTGTTCAAATGGTTTAACAATACTTAGTAGTGTGCTTATGATATTTATTAAAAAATAGGGAATCGCTATTTCATTTGGAGAATTCATAAATATCAAAAAACAATCACACGCAATCGGTACAGCCAAAATTATTTTATGACAATCTAAAAATACTTGGTTATCGTCTTGATGAATAAACAAATTTATTACATTCATATTAGATAGAAAAATAGAATATAGATGAAATATCCCCGAGACAAATAATATAAAAAACACGTTTTCTACATTATAATAATTTGTTAAAATGCTTAAATAACTTCTTAGATGAATGCAGATTGTTTCAAACAATAGGTCATTCAATTCTTCTTTATCGGTAAATGAACGCTCATCTATTTTTTTATTTATTAATTTGTTGTAAATATCATTATGATTCTGATAAGTTGTTATGGATAGGAGTGTAATCCCTAAAAGGTCATAAATATATCTTTTGGTTGGATTATAGGAATACATAAAAATCGTTAAGGGTATATTTATCAATTTAATATATCCGCATACCTTATGATTTATTAGTGAACCTCTAACGATTTTTATTTTATCATATACATATTTATTCATAATCACAAACCAGTACAGATTAATTATATATAGCGTATAAATACATATGATAACAATGATTTTATAATCATTATCAATTAAATAAAATTCATTATGATTATGAATAATAAAATAAAAATCGTATATTTTAAACTTAAAAAAGGTTACATAAAATAACGCGTAATTTATATCATATAGGATTGTATCTTCTTTTAAATAACACTTCAATACATAAAAAATATTAGCTATCTCTGTATTTAAAATTGTGGATAAAAAAATAAATATATCTGCGGATGTATACAGACAATAGAAACAAAAACAAGACACGCAAAAACGATGAATAATTGTATCATATTTTTTATGTATCATTAAATCTAGAACTGAATGTTTTAATACAAAAATGTCTAGACTTTTTAAAAGTGAGATATAAATGGTTTGGTTTTTTAAAGAATATAGGTATACAAACAATGAATAATTTCCAATTATAAACCCTGAAATGTGTTGTATCTTCTTTATAAACAGTTCACACAACATTCAATAATAAAGTATCCTATATTTAAGCACGTTTTATTAATTACATTTTGCAACCGCTCTATTATCTATTACCTTAAAGCATTGATTATTTTTATATATTTTTAATCCAACGTTTTTTTGTTGCGTTTGATTTTTTATTTCTTGTAGAGCCTTATACTTTAATAAACTGGTTCGTGATGAGGCTGAAACTCCGCCCTGAGTCTTGAAATCCTTGTTGTTTGATGGTTTGTATTGTATTACATTACAGTCTCCTGTTATATTTCCGGTATTAGTACAAGTACCACTTTTAAACGTTGTTCCTGATATACGCTCTCCAATCGTTTGATTTTGGTCATATGTTTTACATCTCTTTTGTAAATATTCGCGTGTAGTAGTGCAGTAGTTTTTATCTATCAAACCGCTTGCACTTCTTCGTATAGCATTTGTTCCACTAATACATCCCTTTTCCGTTCTAATACCGTCGCATTTAGTTGTACGAGTAATATCTGTATATAATACATTTGTTTTTGAATTACATTGAGACTGTATTACTGTTCCCGGTGCGTTAATTTGGTCAATGGTTGGTTTTAAATTGCTTGAAGATTCAAAATTTTTAAAGAGTTGTTTTCTCCAAATTTTAACTGGACGCGAATATTTTTTGTAACAGGTCGGAATACTTGTTCCGACATTCGTGCAAGTGATGCTTCCAAAGGTCAAGGATGGATACCTTATCCCTGTAACGGGGTCTCTAATCAAAATACCAGTCTTGGTTGTAGTAACAGGAGCACTTTGTGCTCTTGGGACTGGATAGGGACCTACTATATCCTTTATTTCTGGGTCTACATTTTTATACGGACGACTATTTGAAGGAAATACATTTTGAGTTCCAGTTGGTTTCCATTTTTGATTTCCAAGTTGCGTGTCAGAACCTCGCCATTTTTGATTTCCAAGTGTAAAATTCATATTAATATATATATATGCTAATATATTTATTAATTCTAGTTATATTAGTGGTTATTTATAGGGCATTTAATGAGGGATTTAATAACCCTTTTGGAGATATGGAAAAATCTTGTCTTTACGATTCTGATGTTAAACCCGCTATTAAAACGAAAGACCCCTATTATGGGTATATCTATACAAACCAGAATGATTTTATGAACTATAATTATTACTCTATTTTAAATAAGACCGATTCAAATGTTTATTTGTCTAGTAATAAAAATCCAAGTTGTAGAATATAAATATAATATTAATATAATGCTTGAAAACGAAGATTATGGTATTGAAAAAAAATTAAGTGATTCAGAAAAGTTATATCTTAGTGCTTGCGCTATAATTGCAGTAGGTTTAATTTTTATGGCCTCAAGTAATTTTAGATAATAGAATTTAAATTATTTAATAGTAATTTTTTTTTGTCAGGGTCATTATCCAATTTTTTAACCCTATCTCCAAATACCCTTTTCATTTCGTCATACATTCCATATTTGCATATAGTTTCTGTAAATAATTTAATTGGACCATCTAGTGATTTTTTAACGTCTTTAAAGTCTCCCTCATATTTCATTGTTGTTATGTCATCTAAAACAATTACAGGTTTAACTCCGTTATGGGCACTTTTCAAAATAGTAAATATTAAATCAATAATAACATATAAATTGTTTGTTTTACCTCTTAAAGTAGATAATAAAATACGAGCATAAGAATGATAGATGGAAACTATATTATTAAAAAAGGTACAATTCGGACATTCTTCTTTGCAGTTATTTTTTAGAAAACAAACGTCCATTGTAAAACGACTACGAGCCTCATTAGCCATACGATAAGGGTTTGGAACTAATACTAAATCTTTAGTTACCTTTACTTTTACAGGTTCGGTTGTTTCTTTACATTCATTAATTATTGTTTGACAAACAACAATATATTTAAACAATAACTCGGTTTTCAGATTTTTTATATATGGTTTTAAATTTTGCTTTCTTTGAATAAAATCATCCTTTATTGAATCAATATCATATTCTAATTCCTTAAGTTTATGAATAATTTGTCCGTTTTGACTTTTAAAATATTCTGTTATTGATTTTGTAAATGCATCAACTTTATCAATTCCTGTATTACCAATCTTAATATCTGTTGCTGTTTTTATAAAATTATCAACCTTATCAATTCCTGTTTTACCAATCTTTCCTTTAAAAGGGTCTATCCCAATAATTTCCTTAAATGTTTTGTATGTATTCATATAACCTCCTTTTTGTACGACCGTTTCAGATTTATCCTTTTCAGGTTTATCTGTTTCAGATTTATCCCTTTTTATACAATTATCACATTTTACAACAACACTTTTTTTGATATTATATTCGGTTGGTATGTCAAATTTGTTCTTATCATTTAATGTTGCCATTAATCCCTTTTCACTCACTTCTTTTGTATAACCTTCAAATAAGTATTTATAAAGTTGTATACCCACAGCATCGGATGTTTTATCATCCAGATTCTGATTAGATAAGTTATGTATAGTATTTAATGGTAAATTTGCTAATACGGTAGCAATATATAAAGGTGATATCAATATTGCACCTAAACTAAACTTTAAAACCTGTTTTGCATCGTCCCATTTAAATTTTGGTTTATTGGCTATTGTCGCAGCTGTTTCTGGTTCTGGTACTGTTTGTGTTCCTAATGCTTGTCCAGCCATTTTCTGAAGATTAGGGTCTGATGCTGCTTTTATAACTGTAGGTGCGATAGCTTTCGCTAAAAATGGTAAGAAGGCACCTCCTTTTATTTTATATCTTCTTGATTTTCGTTTAGATTTACCTTTACGTGTTTTACGCGCTTTACGTGTCATATAATATTCTTTTATTTAATTCCTTCTTACTCTCATTAAAAACTCGTAACTTCCATTGTGGGCGTCTCCGCCGAAAGATAAATCATTGTAATTTTGATTAGTCGCGCTCAAGTTTTTGAAACGAGTATACAAAGAACTGTCGGAAACATATTTATTATTTCCATAGTATAGAGGTATTTCTTTTGGTGTTACCCCATTTGTTACTGTATCACAATCTTTGCTATTAACTCCGTCTGCCATATGAGGTCTTAATACTTTGGAGTTTACGTCATTGACCTGATTGGAACCGCCACAGGTTTGTCCTACACGATTTAAAAAGTCTCCCTGACTCAATGCAGTTCTAAAGGGTCCTGCAGTTGAGACAATCTCATTTCCATTTATTGTTACCTTATTAGGCTTTAAAACCTTTCTTAATATTTTACGTTTCATTGCATCCTCTGCTCCAAAAGTTGTATTGCAAAACCCTATACCAGGTCTAGAACCGTGAATACCGCCACCTAATTTAGTCAAGTCGGTCATTATATATACAGAACTATAAAAAATTATTATATATTTATCTGATAATTATGTAATTATGTCATAATGCGTGGAACAATATTCATAGCAATCAATTCTTGAAAGAGAAGTTTACAACTAAAGGGGATTTCTACATAAGAGAACTCCGTTTTATTTTCACAAATTTTACAAAGATGAATATGCTTTTTATCATTATAAATTGCAATAAGACCGCATTTTTTACACACGTGAACAGAGTATTTATCAGATACATCGTACATTCTTTCCTTTGTAAATCTTGAAGCACCGTGAGATATCATACAGTCTCGTTCCATTTCTCCGAAACGCAGACCGCCATCCCTACTACGCCCCTCTGCAGGCTGTCTTGTTAAATTTACCATCGGACCAATACACCGACTGTGCTGTTTATCATTTACCATATGTTTCAACCTCTGGTAATAAACGGGACCAATAAAGATAGATGTCTCAATTTGTTCTCCTGTTTTTCCGTCATATAGAAGTTCATTTCCCTTGGATTCGTAATTATATTTTTTTAGTTCTTTGAAAATTGTCTCTAAATTCAATTCACCGAAACTGGTACCATCGCCAAACAATCCCAGTTCTAAAAGGAGTTTTCCTAATACGGTTTCTTTGATTTGTGCAATGGTCATTCGTGATGGAATAGCGTGCGGGTTTATAATCAAATCAGGTCGTAATCCGTTCTTCGTAAAGGGCATATCTTCTTCATTGATAATGTTACCAATCGTGCCTTTTTGTCCGTGGCGGCTTGAAAACTTGTCACCTATATTAGGCTTACGCAAGGTTCTAATACGAACTTTACAAAAGTTATATCCTTCGCCATTTCTATCAATATAATTTTTATCTACATAACACTCTTCGTCTGTTCTATAAGACCTGCTTTGGTCTTCATACTTGATTAACTTTGTATTATCATTTTTGTTTTCCTTAATTGCTACAACCTTTGCTATAATAATATCTTTATCTTCAATCAGTTCATTCTCATCAATGACTCCGTTCTTATTGATTTTTTCATAATTTCCAAACTTCATATTTTTTGTATTTAATTTATTTGGTTTTATATGTAACTCTTCCTCGCCATTTGTCTTTTTATCTTCGTCTTTTTCTGTATGATAAATCGTCGCGTGAAATAACCCTCTATCAATACTTCCCTTATTGAACAATATACTATCCTCCTGATTATATCCACTGTGAGTCATAATCGCTACAATAACTTGATTACCAGAAGGAAGCCGATTTAATTTAAGCATATTCATAATTCTAGTTTCAACCAAAGGTCTCATCGTATAATTCAACACATAGGCTGTCTTGTCCATACGACTGTTTATGTTTGAAACATAGACTCCCATAGCTTGTTTACCCATTGCTGATTGGTATGTGTTACGAGGCGACTGGTTATGCTCCGGAAAAGGAATGCAAGACGCAATAACTCCAAATATAGTACTAGGATGAATTTCACAATGTGTATAATGAAACCCCTTTTGAATATTAATCGGTTTGATTGCAATCATACAAGCAGACTGCTCAAAAGGGTCCACATATTCAATTACAGATTCCTCTATTTTTATACTAACCAACAAATCATCCCATACCAATTCTCCCGTCTCTATTTTATGAATCATATCCTTTGTAATAAGTAGTTTGTTATCACGTACTTTAAAGAGTGGACGCAACAATCTACCATATTCATTGGTAATAAAGATTTCCTTTGTCTTATAGTTTAATACAATGGATGTATAAATATTAATAATACCCTTTGATTTTTTCATTTTCAAATCGTTAAATAACTCAATCGGTGAGTCTGTTACTCCAACCCAACGACCATTTACAAATACTTTTACTTTGTTAAACAATATACTTGACCTAATTTCTTTGTTTAATAAAGTAATCTTTTCTTTTAAATACTCATAAATGGGTGCACTGTCTGAATAACCGGAAACAATTGTCATATAACTTAGATTTTTTACGACTCCGATAGACTGACCCTCTGGTGTCTCAGCCGGACAAAGAAATCCCCACGAAGACCCGTGCAATTTACGGGGTTCAATCAGTTTTCCGCTTTTGTCAATCGGCATATTAACCCTCCGCAAATGACTCAGAGTAGAGGCATACGTTAAACGATTTAGAACCTGTGCTACACCAACCTTATTGGAATTAAGATGTTTAATACCAAAGTCTCCAGTAGATAACGCGCGTTTCATTCCATTTTCAATCGTAGAAGACTTTACAATTTTATATATATTTGTAAGAGTAATAATACTTGTATAATCTTCTGTTGATTTCCAAGAACCATTATTGATTTCGCGAATCACCCTTTTTTGAATATCCTTTACAACCTTATTGAAATAATTACGAAAGAGATTGTTCATTAGTGTACCTGTCAATTCAATTCTTTTGTTATTGTAACAATCCCTGTCATCGCTTGGAATGTGTCCCAAAGCACATTTAATAATGCGATTTGTCATATAACCAAGCAAATAAACCTTCTCTGTATCTGTGACACAGTTTGGAAAGAGGTCATTCGTAAGAACATCCAAAGCAAACTCGCGTTTCTTTTTTTGTCCTTCATCCTTGTCCATATTTAGCGGCGTATAAATAACAGAATTAATAACATATTTTAAACAATCCTCATAGGTTACACAATCGGATGTCTGTAAAATTGATGCCTTTAGATAATTCAAAACATCCGCATTTTCTTGATTTTCAATATCCAAGCAAATAATATTACAGATTTCCTTATCACTCTTCAAGCCCAGTGCTCTAAACAAAATAAACAGGGGAATCTGTCTTTTAAGACGAGGAATTTGAACAAGAATCTCGTTTCCACACGAAATAAGTTTAGATGATATCATCATATAAATTTGTTTGGGTGAAATACATTTCCAGTCAGGCACCGAACGAATCTCCGACGTCCAGAGCCATTTATGACCGGCTTTTTGTTTATAGCAAAAGATGATATTGTCTGCGGGCTTTTCTTGACCAATACACGTTTTCTCTGAACCGTTAATGATAAAATAACCTCCAGGGTCCATTTTACATTCTTCCATTACCTCTGGACTGATGTAATTATACTGGTTTAAGATACAAATAGATGACTTCAACATAATAGGAATTTTGCCAAACTGGATTTTTGACAGTTTTACATTCTTAACTTCTTCGGTCTCTAACTGCTCACCGCTTCTGATAATATATTTAATATTTAGGTCCAGAGTAAAGTTTGAAGTATAGGTAAAATTACGCAATCTCGCATTATTAGGAAACATTAATTTTGTAGCGCCGTTATTCTCGTGAATTTCGGGTCTATAAACACACAAATTCTCAAACTCAATGACAATCTCCAGTCTGTATTTTCTAAATTCCTTGATATAATCGTGAGGCGACCTGATATTTATAGGATTAAACATTTCAACAGTCTTTTTAATTTGATTCTGAATAAAATCATTATAAGATTCTATTTGATGTTTTACAAGTTGAAGTAAATGCTTGTTTTGAAAGTAGCTTTCAATTACTTTCCAACAATCAGTCATTTTATATTCTTCGGTCTTGATGGATTGAGTCATTTTTACGAATACTATCTGTTATTAGTTCTAAATCAATTTTTTAATATGTTAAAGATAGTCATTTTTTTTGTATATTATCTTATATGAGTTTGAAAAC